AAACGATGTCCCCCTTGTAACCGGCCCTACTGTTCCACGCATAGTTTTACCAGACACCCTATACGGTGTTGTTGGCGATAAACTACAGCTTTTTATCCGTGGTATGGTTGAAATGCAAGACCCCTATTCGCTACCCGTTGTGGTTTCGTCTACTATCGGGAACGCTTTCCCAAGATATTTTGAAGTCACGCCTGCCGATGCTACCGATGTGACAATTACGGTAAAAATACTTGATACCGATTATGACACCCTTGTAACCGATACTGTTGATCTTGTAGTTACAGATACAACCGGATCTGTTGCGGCAAATATGAATGCCTTGATGCTTGGCGATTCGTTGACATCTGGCGGCGTGTGGGTTGCTGAACTATACCGCAGATTAACACAAGCAGCGGGAACACCTGCCGGACTTTCAAAAGCCAATATAACTTTTGTAGGAGATCAAGCAATCCCAGGTTATACAACAGACGGCTTTTGTGGTTTTGATGGCTGGAATTGGGGTGTGTATATCGGTGAGTCTGTTTGGGCTGCTGAAGTGACAACCCTAAATGCTCACGGTCTTGATGATACATGCACAAATTCAAGATGGACTCAGGGCGGTCATAATTGGTATGTGGAATATGTCACCACCAATACAATCAAGTTTCATGGCGGTGCAGGCAACACGCTTCCGGCTGGCGGCGGTACGCTTGTGCATAGCTTTGGTACTTGCAACGATATCACAGACTATGTTTACACATCCTCAACAGCGTCAACAGCCTCACCGTTTTGGAGTGAAGCAGAGGGCGCTTTTGACTTCAATGAATGGGAAACAAGAAACATGGACACAGGTGCGGGAGAGCATCTTGACGTTGCCTACATTCTGCTTGGCTGGAACGATATAGGTTCAGTCAATAGAACTGATTGGACTACGTTTATGGTTGATGTCCGAACGTTTTTACTTCAATTAAAAACCGATATCCCGGGCGTTATTGTCCGCATAATTGGTTTACAAGTTCCATCCCCGATAGGCGGTACAGGTATTAATTTATCTAATCATTATTTAGGGCAGTACTACCCCCTGTTGAGGTCGGTAAACAATCTTAATCAAGCATATCAAGACCTTGCAAACGAGGCAGCTTATGTTTCATGGGTTGAGTTTATTGGACTCGCACCGCAACTTGATTCAGAAAACAACATGAAATCAGCGGCAACGGCTGTCAACTCTCGCAATGTTACAACTGAGTTGCTTGGCACCGATGGCAGACACCCCGACACAAGCGGACAAGAGCAAATATCAGACGCAGTGTTTCGTGAATTTATAGCCTCTTTTCTATAGGATGGCAGTATGGGTGATTTAAGCGAACATTTCAGCCGATCAGAATCAGCATGTAAATGCGGGTGCGGTTTCAATACTGTTGACGTTGAGTTAAATACAGTTCTTGAAGACTTGCATGATTGGGCCGGTGCTGCTGTTCATATAAATTCAGGGTGCCGGTGCGCTTATTACAATCAGCAAATTAGCGGTGCAGTAAATTCAAAGCACAAAATCGGGCGGGCTTCCGATGTTTATGTCGATGGCAAAACCCCGGCTGAAGTTTATGCCTACCTTGATAAAAAATACCCGCAGAAATACGGACTTGGGAAATACAAAACCTTCACACATATTGACACAAGAAACGGTCGTGCAAGATGGTCAATAGCATAAACCTTTTTGGGGGAAAACACCATGTCACTTGAAACGAGGCCACACTGTTCTGAGCATGAAGAAAGAGGCCGATGTATTATGACCGCAAAAAATATCGGTACATTCAACAAAGATGAAATTCACAGGATATGGGATGAGATTGGCAAAAAATTGTCTGCAATATCATTCCGCTGGACAGTTGGAATCCTCGTCACTATTTTTCTTGGCTCAACATACGGCAGTTTCAAAATGAATCAACTTATGTATTCGGATTTAACAAATGAAGTTTCCGGGGCAAAAGTTGAAATGAAAACAATGTCAAACGAATTCGCAGGGCTTAAAGGTGAGCTTAAACATATCATCAGACAACACGACCGGGGGAATCAATGAAAACTGATAAAGGTATAAAATCTAAAAGACGTTGGGCGCAATGGCTTTCTTTTATTGGCGCGGTTGCGGGTCCGGCGGCAATGGTGATGTTTCCGCAGTATGCAATTCCAATATCGGCAGGCGTGGCGGCAATAGGCGGCGCATCGGCAGAGCTTGCCAGGCGCTCAAAGAATGCGGAGCAGGGTAAAAATGAATCCTGAAATGACTTATTCATATAAGGGCATGACATGGCACCGGGCATCCGGCGCTTTTAAATGGTTTCTTGTTGAAGATTTTTCTATTGATACAGAAATGCGCCCGGTAAAAGAAATTAATTTCGGCAAGATAACGCTATACCCATCAGGATTACTTCTCCTTCATGCCGGTTATACGTGGGACGGGGCTACAGGCGTATTTGATACGCTTTCAAACATGATAGCTTCTGCCGTACATGATGCCGGTTGCGTGCTTGTGAGGGCACGTTTCCTTGCCCCTGACAGCATTATTCTATGGAACAACCTGTATAAACAGCTATGCAAGCGGGATGGAATGTCAAAATGGCGGTATTTGCTACATCGGGCAGGGCTGAAGCTGTACTGGAAAAGGCAAATTGAAAAACTTTATAGAGCAATTAAAGAAGTTTAATCATTCAGAAAGGGTTTAAGACCATGAGAAAAACAAAGGAAATCGAGCTTGACGAAAAGAAAATTACCGTATCTGAAATGAACGTGAAGGAAGTATCTGAAGTTTTGGAAGAAGTTGCAGCAGATGGCAAAAAAGTTATGGAAGGCGCAAAGCCTATTTCAACCGTTGATCTTCTTTTCGGCACTGAATGTTCCGGGCTTATGATATGCCGCTGTACTGGTTTAAAGATGGAAGAACTTGACGAATTTTCACCTTCAAATCTCAGCGTGCTTATTGGTGAGGTGAAATCTTTGAATCCGTTTTTTTTCGAGATGGTGGCAAAACTGGTAAAGGTGCAAGCAGACTTACCGCTGCCAAAATCAAAGACTTAGCATGTTCGTTGATTGAGGCGGGGCATTTAAACGCGCTTGAGTATGGATGGACATTTTTTATTACAGCTTTAGACGGGCAAGCGAAAAGGAAAAAGGAAACGATTTTGTCAATGGCAATCGCCGTCCGAGTCGGATCTCATGCCGATAAAAAAGAATGGAAAAAATTCACAAAGAAGATGACACCAAAGGATTGATTTATGGGTACTGATAAAGAATTAAAATATAATATCAAAGTCAATACCGTTGGTGATGAGGCAATCAAGAAGCTCGGCAAGGACACTGCCGGGCTTACTGCTGATACAAAAAGTTTAGGCGCAGCGCAGGTTGCGCAATCAAATGCAGGGCTGAAGGGCACAAAGAAAGTCAATGCCGAAGTAGCAAAAACACAATCCTTATATATGAAACTCAGAACGGCAGCGGTTGCCGCGATGGGTAAAATGGTTGTTGTTCAAAAGAAGTTGATTACCGGGGCTGGACAGCTTCATGTTGCGCTTAAAAAATCACAAAACGGCATGTCATTCGGTCAACAGTTAGTTGGCGCGAAAGAGGCGGTGCTTGCCATTGCGGGCGTTGTGTATGCCCTGCAAAACGCCTATAAAGCATTTGCAGATTTTCAACAGCGGCTTGGCGAAGTCAATACCCTGCTTTCACTTTCAGCTAAAACATTCAAGCGTTGGGCGCTGAAATAATTGCCATTACAAGAATCATCCCGCAGTCAGCAGCCGAATTGACCGCAGCCGAATACGATATTATTTCAGCGGGCGTGGCGCTGTCAGCATCAACCCATGTATTGACACTTTCAGCACAGGCAGCCGTTGCAGGCGTAACTGATACAAAGACAGCGGTCAAGGCCGGTGTCGGTGCGATAAACGCATACGGTAAAGAAATAAGTAGCCTTAGTGGATATTATGACATCCTTTTTCAGACTGTAAAATTAGGTGTTACCACCTTCCCTGAACTTTCATCATCTATCGGTAACGTGCTTCCAATCGCAAGGGCTGCGGGGGTTGATTTTAAAACCGTTGCGGCATCAATTGCAGAAATGACAAAGGCAGGGATCAAAACCCCTATTGCGGTTAATGCTTTACGTGGTGCTATTAATGCACTATCAGCACCGACTGATGAAGCTAAAGAAAAAATGGACGAGCTTGGCATTACATGGCAGGGGCTTATCCCAACACTTGAAGCAATCGCGGAGCAGGGGCTTGAAGTTGACCAGATGCGCAAGTTGATTCCTGATGTTGAGGCCCGCGTTGCTGTATTGAGTTTGTCCCAAAATATTGATGGTTTAAAAAGCTCACTTGATCAGATGTCAGAATCAAACGGGGCAATGAAAGAAGCATATGACATCATGGCTCAAACCCCTGCAAATCAAGTCAAACTTTTAGGCAATGAAATTCAGGCGTTAAAAATTCAGCTCGGCGGGCTTATGGCTGAAGGGCTTATTCCGGCGACAGGTGCTTTGCGGGAACTTGCTGCGGTCATGCGCGAATTACCGGCATCAACAAAGGTAATAGTTGGCCTGTTTACTGCACTTTCAGCGGGTGCGTTTTTATGGGCGGCGGGTTTGGGTAAAATCCTGATTGCCTTTGCTGGTTTGGCTTTGCCGTTGGTGAGCATGACAGCATATTTGTCAACATTCTCTTTGTCGATTGCAGCCGTGGCGATAGCAAGCACAACAGCGGCGGTTGCTTTGACTGCACTTATTGCTTTGCTTGCCGTTGCTGGGATTGCCGCCATTGGCTACGCTACATATAAATTCATTGAAGCACGCAATGCAGCCAAAGCCCTTGATGCCGTAATAATTGATCTTAACAAACAGGTTGCAGACCTTGTAAAAGAATTTCAAGGATTCAAAGATGTAAAACTTCCAAGCAACATGACAGGACAAACGGTTCAAGATGTTATAAAGCTGAGAGAGGAACTGTCAAAGGCTCGCGCATATTGGACGGCACTTGCTGCACAGCTTAATGTTCAGGCAAGCCAGACCGGCATTTTCGGCACGTTGACTGAAGAAGCAAAGGCGGCACAAAAAGAATTACCAGCCGTTGAGCAAAGATTAAGAGAAGTAAATGACGCGCTCAGTGCGCTCAGGCAAGGGCAGGCAGACGGGGCAATTGCAAGCGCCACTACTATTTCAATCCCGGATATCAGCGAAATAAGTAAATACATAGCCGATGAAAAAGCCCTGCTTGCGGAACGCATTTCATACATAGAAAAAACAGCGGTTGATGAACGGGCGCTTGCAGGCGAAACTGCGGCTGAAGTTTTAAACGCACGGATAGAAACAGCCGATAAAACAAAAGAATTAATTACAGTCGGCCTTGATTTTGCGGTTGAAGCATACGGCAGGGAATCAGAGGAATATAAAAAGATAATCGCTACAGCAACAGCCTCGCAGACAGAATTTCAATCATTGCGCATGGCGGCGCTTGCAGCCTACCAGACAGCACTTACCAAAGCACGGCAAAGTGAGGAGTCGTGGGCAACTTTTGTACAGGCACTTGATAACCGCATAACAGCAATACAAAACAACAGCTTATCAGATGAGGAAAAACGCAATGCTGATAGGTTGCGTGCTGAAGAATTAATCGCAGAGGCAAAAGAGGAGGGTGCCAAGAACGATGAAGCGGCACAAAAGCGTGCGCAGAAACTTTTACAGGAAGCAGCAAGCCTATACGAACAACAGTCTGGCGCTATTACTGAAATAATAAACGGTAAAGAAAAGGTTATTGAAACAGAAGAGGAAGCAAACAACGCAACGCTTCAGGGTCTTGAAGATGTTAAGCAAGCCGCTGTTGAATTAGGAGAAGAGAACAAAAGAACATGGGAAACAACCGCCGCAGATGCAAAGACAGCGTTTGAATCAATAGACAATACGGCATCAGCGCTTGCCACAAAACTTAAGAATGAATTTGACAAGGTTTTTAAGGAAAAAGAAATTAAAGTTGAACTTTCGCCTACTTATGAACGGTTGATTGCAAGGTTTAAAGAACTAACAAAAGCTGAAAAGAAAGTCATTACAATACAGACAATCGAAGCACATGCAACGGGCGGCATTGCAGGAAGCATGTTCACGCGCAAGGCTGGCAAGATACCGGGAGACGGTACGAAAGATGATGTTCCGGCAATGCTGATGCGTGGTGAGTACGTTATTAAAAAGGATGCTGTTAAACATTTCGGCCAAGGGTTTCTTGACGGTATCAATAACATGATTTACAGCCCCGGCGTGTTGCCAAAGTTCGCAGCAGGCGGGTATGTCGATCTTGCGCTTGACCGCAAAATTGAACGGTCGTCAGATAATATTAAAGAATTACAGGCACGACTTGCTTCTCTGTCTGCATTTCAACCGGGTATAGTAGACAGGGCAATGGGGCTTATCCCTAAAGGCGGGCTAAGTTTAGAAGGGTTGAACCCTGGCAACCCTGAAGCGGCAATGGCAACCATTAAGAAAACATCAAACAACCTTTCTCAATTCAAGACGGGAATAAACCAAGACTTGTCAAAGGGTGTGACGGCTGCCATAGGCAGGGGTGATTTTGATGTTGCTGAGATTTTAAAAACAGAGAAAGACACTATAAAAAGTTTACTAAAAACCGTACATGAATCGTTGCGGGATGTATATAAGGATTTTGCCAGCGCGATGGTTGAAGCAAAGAACGAGGAAAGGCAACTCCGAGCAGATTTAAAAGATGAACTTACAACAATAAAAAAGGAACTCAACGATAAAATAAAAGAGGAAAAAGAGAGACAGTATCTTATCGGCAACAACATGGGCCGTATGCACAACAACAACGAAAGAGAATATTTAAATTCCGGAATGAGCAGAGCCGATGTTGCTAAATATTTTAAGGGTGAAACCCCACCTGACACAATCGAAACAATGACGGCGCCCCAAAAAATTCCGATAGAAAAAGAATACACAATCCAGAAAACAGTGGACTATACAAAATACCTTTATAACGGCTCAGTAGTTGGTGTTATTAGGTATGTAAACGGTGTTGAGGCTGAGAGGTACGGCACAATCCCAACAGGGTCAGAATCAAACGGTAAAATAACCGAAACCACCTATGGCAATTTTTATCATACAGCATTCCCCATGGTCGGTATGTCTGAAATTGCTGACTCAAAAGGTGAAGTTAAGGAAGCAAAAACCATAGCAAAATCAGGCTACAGGGAAGCAAAAAGTGTTTACCAGTCAGGGCATGACGGGGTTATGGAAGAGCTACAATCAGAGGTTACACTTGCAAAAGAAACCGCAAAGCCCGCTATTGATACTTACAAATCTGAATTGAAGCTGCTTACGCACGAGTTAATAAATGAAGCGGCCATATCACAGCATGATCTTGCCCTCGACATTAAACAGGCCGAAGAGGACAGAGAGGACTTGCTTGACCAATACGAAACTGCACGCTTGCAATGGCTTGAAGATGAAAAGAATTTAAAAGTGAGTAGCGGCAGCAATCAGCAGGAAACATCAACACGATATTTTGCAACAGGCGGCAAGGTTTCAGGCCCGGAGGGTACCGATCGCGTTCCAGCCATGCTAACAAGTGGCGAGTATGTTGTGCAAAAAGGTGCTGTAAATAAAATCGGGCTTGGCTTCCTTGACAGCTTAAATAATTTGACCATGCCAGATTTCGGCGGCACTATGAAAGGTTATGCAGATGGCGGCGTTGTTACCGATGGTGCGCAGTCCGCGGGTCAACCGCTTGGCACGTTAAATATTCAGGTTGGCGGAAGTACTATGCCGGTCCAGGTTGAAAAAAGCATGGCGCAGCAGTTTATCCGTGAATTGAAACTTGCAGGAATGACAATATGATTAAACTCGGAGCATTAGAATTACCATGGGAACTTTTATGGTCGGATGAGTTTGCGTGGACTGGCGTAAACGCTTCACAGAAATATACCCTGACGGGTGGGTTGCATATTATGAAAACGGCACTTGACTCCGGCCGCCCGATAACGCTAGTGAGTCAGGATGCTTGGATTACTCGTGCCGATCTTGAATCGCTTTATGTCATGGCGGCAAACGCTGAACCAGATAACTGGCCCTTAACGTTACACGATGGCGTTGAGAGAGATGTGACGTTTCGACATTGGGAGCCGCCTGTTATTGAAGCAACACCAATCAAGAAAATGGCGAACCCTGAGACAAATGAAGAAACAGGAATTGGCGAAGAATATATATTATCTATTAAGTTGGTAGAGGTATGATTTTAGATCAACGACAATATGGTCCGGACTACATGAAAATTCCATACTGGAAGCTGAAAACGTCCTATAGCGTTAATGATCTTGTACGCCCTGATGCCGATAACGGCCTTGTATATAGAGCATTGAACAACGGCATATCAAGTAGCAAGCAAGCACCTACATGGCCTGCGGGTGTTGGTGAAACTGTTGCCGGGTTGTCAGGGCTCTTATGGGTTGCAGTATATGATCGAACTTATAAAATTGCAATATCGGGGATGTGTTGCATGCATGAAGGGACAATAGCAGCGGGGGCCGGCGTACTTCAAGTCGGGCAAATCGTTGCGCTCAATTCTGTAACATATAAATGGTGTGGGTGGAGTAGGTCAAATGATAATGAAGAAGACATAGCACGCGGCATACTTGCTCATAATGTAGACGCAACAGACAGCGACCAGCGGGCGCAAATATACGGCGCGGGAGAATATGACTATTCTGCTATTTACTGGCAGACCGGCCACACTGGAAAATTCAGGGCGTATGCAATTGATCAACTTTCAAAGCGCGGGATTCTAATTAACGCTTCGGTAATAACAACCGTAACAACAACTACTAGCTCAACAACGTCTACAAGCTCAACGACAAGCACAACTAATTCAACCACAAGTACAACTAGCTCAACCACGTCAACATCATCGAGTAGCTCAACCACTACAACAACAGGCATACCCCAACCGTGGACACCGAGTTTTATAAGCACTGAATTGTGGATTGACGAAAGCAGCATTGTTGAACTTGATTCTAGGGTTGCGCATTGGGATGACAAAAGCGGTAACGCCAGAAATTTTGTTCAAGGTATCACTGATAATAGACCAGTTGTGGCAACCAAAGGGAGTGATAATGTTGTGCAGTTTGACGGCGTTAATGACTTAATGACACAGGACGGGTTCATCACACTTGGAAGTGTTGCATGTTTTATTGTTGGTCGATATATAACATACGCCGGGCCGTATGCCATTATTCATTCTCGTGGCGCTGACATTGAACCAGAAGCGGCATTTTATATAACAACTTCGCTTTCTGATGGAGGCCATTACAGGTTGAGGGTTGGGTCAGCGGCTGCGATTGGAACAGTGCCGTACGATGATGGGTGGCACATTTTCGGCGGTTCACATATAGGTAACACTGTAAGCATACAGATTGATGGTTTGGAAGATGAGACTCAAACAAATAGTAACACTCCGACATTGAACAGGCTTGCGATAGGTTCATTTATAGATGAAGACGGGAATCCATTTTACAATTATTCTAATTGCGAGATTGCTGAAATAGTAATAGTAACTGCACTAACAAGTAAAGAAGAAATTGAAGGTTATCTCGCATGGAAGTGGGGTCTTGAAGATAGCCTACCAGTAGGCCACACATATAAAACTGAAAGGCCAATGATATAATGGCAGGCCAGACAGAAGCAGGAATTCAAATAGATTTTAGTGACTCGACTGACAGCAACGACAGCGGGGGCCGTGTTTTTGAAGTTACCCCGGCCGGGACGTTAGAGCCGACTGATGCTGTTGTGTTTAATGTTTACGGGGCAACCAGTGGACTGCTTTCGGGGCTTACTTTAATGTGGGGCGGACGTTCACTTGGAACACCAACAGGGCCGACTGCAATGTCAACCGACGTTGTTGAATCGCTTTCATTCAGGGGCGTTGCAAAGATACAATTAAAATACCCGGCGACAAATCTTTCATATCTTGCCGTGACTGATATTATGGTTGAAGATAACACCACCGGCGCGCTCAGTCTTTTAACGCCGGCAGGAAGCCCGGTTAGCTTAGAACGCATAGGATTTTCAAACGTAGGCACAACCGATGATGTGAAACTTTACGGAACTATAAAAGCATCATATCAAATATTAGGGAGTAAGCTTTCATGGGATTGGGATGTTCCGGTTGCCGGTGGGGATAATTATTTCTACCTATTACAAGACGACGTGCTTGTCTATTCCCATATGATAACAATTGACGTTGATGACTATGTAACCTTGTCGCCGCTTGATGTTGTTTTGGTCGTTCGTGAATACACAACTGACGTGCTTATAGCCGGCGCCGATGTTGAGATTGACGGTGGGTATCATGGCACTACTGATGAAAACGGCAGGCTGAATGTCGGGTCATTACCGATAGGCAGGTACACAATTAAAATCACAAAATCAGGATACGTGGATACCGATGAGGATGATCTTGAAAACGATAGCTTTATTGTCGGGCAATAAAAACCAATGACACAAACAACAGAAATATATATTGAGCGTGAAATGCCAACAGCAGAGGGTAGCGAAGACCCTGCTGACTTTACCAAAGATGGCGTGTTAAACGGCAACCCGCCAGCTCTTTACCCTGCCATGTCATATCTTGCACCCGAAGCAATGGATGTCGAAGGCGGTATGGTTACAGTCAGAATAAAAAAAGATGTTCGCCCCGTTTTGCCTATAGGGTTTCTAATACGCAAAGATACATCAGCGAGCGAGTTTTGGATTGTCACACCCGAGAGATTATTATACGAAACAGACCCGGCAAAAAGTGAGCAGATTGATTTTGACATTTTGGGTGATTTTGGATTATGGGAAGATTGTTATGTTGCCAATGATTTCGCTCTTGCTATTTGTGCATCCGGGCCGCAAGTAATAGGCGGCTTTACAATACCGGCTCAATCGGTTGCGGTTGACTTGGCCAATGACGATGCGTTTGTAACATTAAGGTCACCAAAGTTTGAAGTAAATGCAGGTGTTGATTCGATGATTATTGATTTTGATTATTTTACGTTTGAAGATCCTTGGGGTTCGGGAAATATTTCTCTTGTTGAAGTGTACTGGAAACATGGTGTCTGGGGTGATCCTGATTATAGTAGTGGTAGTGAGGAAATTGAGCTTGAAGATGCAGAAGCCGGGGAAAATTCTTTTAGTCTAAACACCATACCAGCAAACTCAAAAATCGATTTAGTATTCAAATTTCGAGGGAGTTCAGATGGCCGTCTTGTTGCATCAATGTCAGCCATAAAATTAACGTCCATATAGCGAGGGATAAAAACAATGTCCATTATAGCGGCAGAATTGAAAATGTATAAGTCGGCAACCGTGAACGATCTTAACGCAAACGGCGGGCGGTTGAGCTCTGCCGAGGTTCAAACGGGAATAAAAAACAACCTACTGCCAGACGTGACGCAAGCTCAACGAATCGCTGGCGTGGTTCAATACCGAAAGGCGTTTTGGAAAATCGCACATGCTGATTATAATAACGGGCTTGACTACGCACAGACATTTTTAAAAAGCAGAACGCCCGGCGATGATATTTTGTACATGTTTGCAGGGACACAAACAGATGTTCAATCAGGTATTTCAAGCCCGGACATATACGGCGTTGCGCCACTTAAAACATCCGTCACAACGGCAGATGATGAGCTTATCGTTACGCTTGACGCTGATGAGGTAATTTACCGTATCGGGGATTATGTATATATTACCGACGGCGTTAATTCCGAAACCCTGTTATTGACAAACGTTTCAAAATCAAGCCTTGAAGTTACCCTTACTTTTGCCGCAGTATTCAGTTATAATTTTTCAAATGCTGATACGGTTGTCGCCAGCGTTCTTGAGCTGACCGATGAATGTATTTTTGATCTGACAGATATTACCGACGTGTCCGGTGTTTATGACTTTCCGCTTCAATGGCCGTATCTTGTTCTTGATTGTATCGGGGCTATATACCAGACGTGGACAATCGTTGTGGCAGAGGGTGGTGCTACGTTCTCATGCAGAGGTGATACGCTTGGCGAAATTGACGCGGCGCAATCTGTCAGCGCTGATTATGCACCGTCAAACTCTGACTTTCTGAAACCGTATTTCACAATATTATCAAGCGGATGGACGGGATTAGCAGGCACGATGACATTCATAACGAAACCAGCGGCAGCGCCTGTTTGGTTTAAAAGGGTTGTCCCGGCTGGTACTGCATCGCAAACAACGAATACCTGCAACGCTACGCTGGAAGGCGAAGTCGTTGACGTGCGCACGCTGTATACAACCACGACAACGTCAACCACATCGTCAACCACAAGTTCGAGTTCAACTTCGAGTTCAACGACGAGCTCAAGTAGCACCACGACAACGACAGCGCCCTGATTATGGCAGCAATAAACAGCACTGTATCAATTATCTATAATGTCAACGGGAGCGTTTCGCAAACCGTTATTATTCGATACGGTATTAATTTACGGGTCAGCACCGATGTTGTTATCCGGAATAATATTATTGAAACTGACCGGATCCAAGGGTCTGTTGAATTATTATATAATATAATTTATCGCCGGGTGGTTTTCAATGGGGATAATGATTCCGATCCTGAAGTACCTGTTGAAAATGCTATCGGCCCGGTTGCTAATGTATATGTAGACGGATATGTCATCGAAGCAAACTCAATTATAATTGAATGTTCAGAGGACAGCTATTGTTTTTCATGTGAAATCATAGTTGCAACTGTTGATGGTTGGAAGTCGTGTGTTGTAGGTGAGGAGTTAAGTGTTGAGATATATAAGTATGAAGGCACTGAAACATTTACAGCCTACTATACGTTTGTAATTGATTCTAAAACACGAAGCAGGCAATTCGGGTCAACTAATTATACTGTCAGAGCAAGGTCGGGAACTAGCGTGCTTGATTTCCCAAAGGCTAAAACTGTTTTTTTTACAAATGATTCGTCTGATCCTTTGCAAGCAACCGCACGGAGAATATGCGAAAAATTATGCGATGATGAAGATATAATGCTTCAATGGGATATAGCAGATTGGTGGTTGCCTTCTGGCATTATTGTCGCAGAGGATGAGTCACCGTTAAGTATTATCAAGAAAATTGTAAGCGCAGCCGGTGGTATACTACAAAGCACAGTTCGTGGTGATACGCTAATTGTTAAGTATGAATATCCGCCTTTCTATTCAAGTCAAACTATTGTAGATGCTGGGCATATATATAATTGGTCAGAAACACTATATAAAAACCGTGGGTTTAATCGTGTGCGGATAACCGACAGATCAATATCTGATGTATCAGAGTCTATTTATATTGAGCTTGATGAAGAGCGTAACGGCGGCAAAACAACTTTCAGCGTTGCAGACACAATTTATCTGCGCGTGTATAGTAGCAGTGCGTACACGATGCAGGTTTCCGGCGGGGAAATAACAAAGATCGCTATTGATCAGGTGAGTTCTATTGACGACAGCATAATGCTGTTTGATGGGGTTGATCGCCCGTCTGCTTCAAAGCCGATAAATGAAATGGGTGCAACGATATGGTACGGCAATGACCTTGGAGAAGTTACAAAAGAAGGCGCGGCTGATTTGCTTGCGGAACTTGCCACATCAGAAACGCTTGGCATATCCAAAACGGCTTATGATGTAAAATATGATGTATGGAGGCTTGTCCCTCCGGTAACGGCAACAGGGGAATATCATATCTATGTTAAATCAGTACAGACTGAAGAGACGATAGAAGATGTGGGGGATGAATAAAAATGAATATTGAAGTTGTGATCGGCGATGGCGACAAGCGTGCTCCAGACATTGTTGATGAACTTTGCACAACTGATGGTTGTGGTATTAGGCGTGCTAAAAATTTTCTCTATAAAAACGGACATGATACTCTTGAATATAATCTTGACGTTTCTCAATTTAAAAACACTCCACTTCCAGGTGCTAAGATTAAAGTAAGAGATACAAGTTTAGGTCAAGAGTTTGAAGCAAAAGTGAGAGGATATTTAATATCGGTTATTGCAGCCAACGGATCATCGCCAGCAGTCGTCAATACTTCACTACAAATTGAGCGACAAATAATAGAGGTTGAAGATGAGTAATATTCTTTCTGAAATGCAATCAATTATTGCACCTTCAAAAACAACCGCAAAGGTCGGCGTTGTAACTGCTTTAGGCGTTGCTGGTATGCTCTCAGTGCGGACATCTTCAGGTGCTATTTTTACAATATCAGGATCAGCAAAAATCAACGATGCTGTTTTATTTGACGAGGCTCAGGTTGTAATGATTTTAAAGCAGGAACCAATGCGGACTTATTATATAACTTGACAGCCCTTTTTTTTATGCTATATAGGAAACAGACTAAGCATCAAAGGGAACCAATCAATGAAAACAGAATACCCAATATTATTGGCCGGGAGAATCCTCACGTTGCGAGGCGTGCGGGCGTGCCCCTTTCCACGCGGTCTCTTCTCCCGGCCTTCCTTTTGAAAGGGGCATTATGAAAGAACGCATTGCAATCCTAACCAGCTTCAGGGAATTTAACCCCGGTTATTCTTTGACCGGAATAGTCCGCGATCAAATCAGGATGTTACAAGAGGCGGGGCATGAGGTTTCCTTGTTTGTGTGCGCTGATTATGATGACACGAAATATCCGGGGCCTGATGACTGCGAGATTTTAAAGGTCATGCCGAAGTGTAATTTAGTAGACTATCAAAGCAAAGAAGATATAAGCGAAGAGCATACAATTGTTGCTACCGACACCGCTGCGGCACTGATAAATTCACTTGAAGGCTTTGACATTGTATTCACGCATGATTTGATATTTCAAGGTTGGTTTTTACCGTATGCATTCGGTATTCAATTGGCATCAGTAGCTTTACCCTGCGTGCGCGGGTGGTTGCATTGGATTCACAGCATACCCAGCGGAAGCCGTGATTGGTGGGGGATAAAGGAGTATGGCAATAATCATAAGCTGATTTTCCCAAACAAAACAGACTTGATCCGCGTTGCCGAACAGTACCGTGGAACGCTTGACGATGTGCGCTGCATACCGCATATCAAAGACCCGCGTTCATGGTTTGGTTTTTGTGAGCAAACGCTTGATATTATTAAAAAGGTTCCGGCGCTTTTGACCGCTGATTTCGTACAGGTATTACCGGCATCAGTTGACCGGCTATCGGCAAAGCGGGTGCTTGAGGTTATGAAGATATTTGCAAACCTGAAATATTGCGGGTGTTCGGTTTGTCTGCTAATTGCGAACCAGTGGGCAACCACAAACGTTCATAAAGAGTGCATCAGCAATTATGAATTTTATGCTCATAACTGCAATCTTGATATTAACAAGGACTTTGCATTTACGTCCAGGCTTGGTGATTATGAAATTGGGCTGCCGCAGCAGGCAATTCGTGACTTACTTTTACTAAGCAACCTTTTTATATTCCCAACTCGTGAAGAAAGTTTCGGCCTTGTGGTTGCTGAATCCGGTTTAAGCGGTGCGCTGTTGGTGCTGAATAGGTCATTGCAAATGCAAATGGAAATTAGCGGCATGACCGGCCTTTACTTCGATTTCGGAAGTTACACGAATACTTTCAATGTTGTTGATGAGGAAGCATATTATCTTGACATTGCGAAAATCATTATTGGCAAAGCAGAGCAAGACAATGCCATTAAAAGCAAGACATTTTTCAGGCAGCACAATAACTGGACTGCGCTTTATAAAAACAGCTATCTGCCTATCTTTGGAGAATCCCTGACATGGACACACTGAAAATTGCTGCGGTCATTCCATCCGTTCATCCTGTTTTATTGCATGCGCTTTTAGAGTGTCTTGAAAAGGGAACTCGCAAGCCTGATATGCTGGTAATAATTGACAACAGTAAAGGCGGGATTAAAAATGTGGCCTTACGTTATTCAGGCCCGTTTCATATTGCGCGGACACGGACAAGGCTTACCGTTAATGAGTCATGGAATGTGGGCAAACAAATGACATCCGGTTTTGATGTTATATCGTTTTTAAATGATGATATTTTAGTAGGTGATAAGTTTTTTGAGAAGATAGAAACAGCGTTCAATAAGCTTGGCAAGAAGTGCGGCGTTGTCTGCCCTGCAACAACAAACGATTCAACAATATGGTCAATGCAACCGGATCACAGGGGCGGGGCGGGTGCTTATAGTGCAATGAGAACGCGCGAAGGGTGGGCGTTTAGTATCAGCAAAGAAGCATTGGCCGTATGCCCTTTAATCCCTGCCAATATTCTAAAAACTTTTTGCGGTGATGATTGGCTTTGGTATTACACAAAAAAGGCAGGCTTTACATGGTATCAAGACTTGTCAAACCTGATTTATCATGCCGTTGGTAAAACTGTTAAAACTGAACAGGTTCGGGCAACACTAAAGCATGAGCGCCGGGAATTAAATCGGTTAATAGGTGAAGCATGAGAATAGTTTTTCTATATGCCGCAGACGGTCAAGCCTCTTTGGGTTCTAATCCTGAATGGAACAAGAAAGTACCACCTTCAAATCCGCTTGCCTGCGGTTTTCCTGATGAAGGTTACTGTTCATATTTATGTGAACTTGTCAGGCAGCCGGGTCCGGTTTCTGAAGTTCTTATTGTGGTTGAATCAACTCGCGGGTGCGGCATGGCTGAAATTGAAGCCGGTGTCAATATCGTTGTCCTTCCCACTATTGATTACTTGACACCAATGCTACTGTCAGATGATGTAATATTTTGCCGTCACGGTTTCCGCACATGGTTTCCTTTTCTTGAAAGCCAATATAAGTCCGGGCGATGGATGCTGATGTACGGGGCAAACGGGGGCCGGGAGCGTTGGCGTGTTTGGCAGGTCATTTTTAATGATTTAATTCCAGAAACTTATATGGATTCATGGGGAAGATTAAACCTTGAATTCAATAAACCTGTCAACACAAAAGTCTTTTATCATTCAGATGTGCCTAAAAAGTATGATTATATGATCGGCGCTTCACATATACACGACAAAAAGGGTCAGTATCGGGGCGTATTAGCCCTTTCACAGCATGCAGAGCAGAAAAGGCTATACCCGCCTACTATTTTGCCGGGGCGTGCCTTCAGGGGCGAACATAGCAACAACATTCAAGACATAATCAACCGTGGTGAGCTTAAAATTGAAACGCCGGGTATGCTGACCCGGCATGAACTTGCAAACCGGATGCGGGAAACCAAAACTTTTCTGCATTTTGGCTCCGGCCAGGGCGACAGATCGGTAATTGAGGCGGGTGCCTGCGGGTGCCAGATTGTAATTGCACAACCTAAATATCATAATCCTAAGATTGTCCGGGCTTCGCATGTTGTTGACCCTGATAATTTCAGTATTGAACAGATAAGCAAAAACACTATATTTGAATTTTCACACTTGTATGCTCATTGGTGGAAAAAGAATTTCGGCGCTGATGTTGTGGCACAATCACACCGGGCGCTCTATGAATTTATTGACCAAAATAAACCGGCTGACATAAAGGATTTAATCAATGGGTAGATTTACAAAAGGGCGGCACACATACGGCGGGATAAAAGTACCGTTAAGGGGCCGGGTTGAGGCCGGTGCGTTTTGCTCTATTGCTGACAATGTGATTGCAGTAATGGAAGGCCACAGGCATGATTGGATTTCAACTTTTCCTTTTACTGGCAGGCATTTCAATAACGTTTGGGGCGACGTTCCTGCATACCCGCGAGTGACAAATGGTGATATTCTAATAGGATCTGATGTTTGGATAGGGCAGAACGTTGTTCTGCTTTCTGGCATTACTATTTGCCCCGGCGCTGTAATTGGTGCGGGTGCGGTTGTAACAAAAGATGTCGGCCCGTATGAGGTTGTGGGCGGTGTGCCTGCAAAACTTATCAAGCGCCGATTTTCAAAGCAAAACATTACCGAGCTTTTAAAGATTGCGTGGTGGCATTGGCCTGATGCAAAGATTAAAACCGCATTGCATTTTTTGATGCAAAATGATATTGACAAATTTATAAACCAATACAGAGAGGGTTGATCATGGCGTTTATGGAATACCGTGAAGTGTTAAGAGAAATAATGAAAATTGCACAGCCTGAAATATATGTCGAGATTGGCATATTGCGGGCAGGTACTTTCAACATGGTTGCCCCGTTTGCCAAGCGTGCTGTTGCTGTTGACCGTAACGGTTGCGAGTACGTTGTCAAAAGCCCAAACGTGGAAATATTCCTCGGCTATTCTGATGAATTTTGGGCGCAATGGAAAGACCCGATTGACATTTGCTTTATTGATGCAGATCACAGCAAAGAAGCGGTGCTGAAAGATTTTCACAATGCTGCAAAGTTTATCAAAGAAGGCACCGGCATGATCTTTATGCACGACACATACCCTGCAAGCCGTGAGTGGACAGCGCCGGACAAATGTTCGGATGCTTATGCGGCCGCATGGGAGATAAGAACACAATTTAAAGAGTTTGAATTTGCAACATTTCCATGGGGCGGTGCTGGTTTATCAGTTGCCCGGCTTGCTCCTAAACATTTACACTGGGAGAGATAACCATGAAAAACATAAACACACATTTTAATAAAGCATACTTTGAGAGCCGGAAACATATTGCATGGCGCAGTGATGTTGTGGCACAATCAATTTTAGCTTTTTGCCCTGACGTTGATAGCGTTGTTGATGTTGGCTGTTCTATTGGTGACATTGTAGCGGGGCTGTTTAATGAAGGGATTAAAACGGTTCAAGGCATTGACGGGGCATATGAAGCAAAGCAACAGTATATTGGCCCGCCCGATACCTATATTCATCAAGACATGCGGAAAAGTTTGACCGGATTACATCTTGATTTATGTTGTTGCTTTGAAGTGTTCCAATATATCGAACAACAATATCAACAGACATTTCTTAACAATATACGAAAGCTATCAAAGAAAATACTTATCAGCGCCCCTGAAGAACTTCGTGACGGTGTGCGGATTCACATGATTTCAAACAAATACCACGAAAAAGACATTACATCTTTTCGCGTATCACTTGAACACCTAAAGACAAAGCCTGCCATCAAGGGCATATATCACAACAGCATGTATTTTGAAAAGGCATAAGCCATGATTGACATTTGCACGACCGCAACGATAAGGCCGGACATTCTCAACCGGACACTTGAGAGCTTTAAGAGGAACTTGCTGCACGATTACCCTGCCAGAATGATAGTCAACATCGATCCTGTTGGCGAACACAAGAACGCTCAAGAGGTTGTTGATGTTTGCCGCAGGTATTTCAATGCTCCCGTAATCCGGTTTGCCGATAAACCCTCTTTCCCGAAAGCATTTTTGTGGTGCTGGCAACATGTTGAAGCACCGTATGTTTTACAGCTTGAAGATGATTGGGAATTGCTTGAACCTGTTTCACTTGCCGATATGATTGCAGAACTTGAGCTCGGGAAAAATCTTGCAATGCTCAGGCTTTCGGCTTTCCGTTCTGGTATGCATAACGCAAAGCACTGGAATAAATTTCTTGATTGGAACGGGAGTTTTTTTGAAGTGGCAGAACAGGACCGGCGCCGCATTGGTTTCTGCGGGCATCCGGCATTGATAAAACGGGAATGGATTCAGGAAGTATTACCGTTAATGAACACAATCAAAAACCCTGAAAAGCAATTACAATTGCCCGAGCATAATTCAAACGATCTTCTTATAAGTGTTCTCGGATGGCGCTATGGTGTTTATCAGCAACAGGAAAAACCCGCACAGATTAAAGATATTGGACGAGATTGGATTGCTGAAAGTGGGTGGAAGAAAAGGGGCAATAAAGCCTATTTTGTAGAATGGGAACGGGCTGAATAATGGGAAAAATACCGTGTAGAAATGTATTTGAACTTGATGTTACATGGCGTTGTAATTTGTCGTGTGCAAACTGTACGCGCCGTTGTGATATTCTTAGTTCAGATAAAAGTGAAGATATGGGCCCTTCATTTTTTGAAGACCAATTGAAAATTGATCATGACTGGCATCGGATTTTTATCATGGGCGGCGAACCTACCCTGCACCCGCGCTTGATGGAATTTATTGATATATTCAAGCGATACCGAAAAGACAAAAACCCAAAGTGCGAACTGACTATTGTTTCAAACGCTCACGGCTCAATGGTCAACAAGGTGCTTGATTCAATCCCTGCTGATATATTTATTCGGCGGGCTGATAAGTTTGATTCTAAATGTATTGAAGGCACGCAACCCAAAGACTTTTGGACAAACAACATTGCGCCGGCTGACTTCAAGTGTTTTGATGGTGAGCAATTTACTTTTTGCGGTCAACAGAAACGGTGCGGGCTTCAGCTCACAATAAACGGCTGGTATCATTGTTCAATGATCGGCGGGATTGATAGGGTATTCGGTTTGGGCGGTGACACCCTTGCCGGTACGCTTGCAAATCCGCGATGGCATGATTTCTGCCGGTTGTGCGGGCGTATGCGGATGTCATATATTCAGCAGCATGGCAATTCCCCTGACTTCCAATTACCTGAAGATAAATTAAAACAGCTTAAATCGTCACTTAAAAAATGGCCTCTAAAATCAGACCAAAGTTTTGTTTCAAAAACCTATAGAGAAAGGCTTAAAAAATGTCAGAACAAAGCATTGTAAAAGGCAAGCTGTCAATAATTATCCCAACAGCGAACGAATGGCCTGTAATAGCTTTCACGGCGCGTGCTGTAATGGAAGAACTTCGCGGCCGCGTTGATTATGAATTGATCATCGTTGATAATTGGTGTCCCGAGCTTGAAGCACAGGGCAGGGAACGCGACCGGACATTTGAATATTTTGAGTCAATGATGCGGGGATGGCCGGAACTGAAAATCCTTAATTATAACGGTAAATTATCACACTGGAACGCTAAGAAGTTAGGCGTGGCAGAAAGCACCGGCGAATTCATACAGTTTCTTGATGCGCATGTAATACCGTCCCGCGATGCAATTTTCAATCAATACAACTTTTACCGGGAAAACCATCAGGAATTAAACGGCGTTTTGCACATGCCTGTAACGTATCATGTGATGGAATATCACAAGCTGATGTATAAATTGGTGACGGACATCCCTAAAGGCCATGTGCATTACAGCTTTACAGGCTACAGGGAAGCCGATTTGCCATATACAGTGCCTTGCATGACCACAGACGGTATCATGATGACCCGCGAGCTATACGATGCAATGGGCGGCTTTCCTGAGATGCTTGGCATATGGGGCGGGGGCGAAAATTTCGTTAATTTTACCATTGCAGTTATGGGTAAAAATGTATGGATGTGCGCCGGCAAAGGCATGAACGGCACTTTAAACCACCATGGAGACAAGCGCGGTTATTCATATAACTATGATGACCTTTGTCGGAATAGATGCGTAGCGGCTTTCATGTACGGCGGTAAGTCATTTGCAAGAACCACGATGAATAATTACAAGGGCTCACCATCGCAAATTTTACGAATATACAATCAGGTTATAAACGATAAGGCATGTATTGCACAGCGGGCAATTATTGAAGCGCAACAGGTAATGAGTATTCAGGAATGGTCGGAAAAATGGATTGAGAAAGCAGCCAAGTGATCCCAAACTAAAAAAACGATCATGACTGCTTATAGCGCCCCTTGAAAGAGGGGCGCTTTTATTATTTAAAGGCAAACCTTAAAATAGCATCACTAACCTGGCGTTGCGTTGGTGCTTCAACCTGTTCAAAAGTCGGTATCTCCACATGCTGAGTATGCTGATAGTAGACAGCACCCCACATGGCTAAGTATCCAAGTGCGAATAAATAGCAAGCACATAGCACAATTTTGTCAACGTTGCGGCCTTCACGTAAGTGTGCTGATATTTTAGAGTAGCGGTTCATGGTGTGCCCCTTAAGTTAAAACATTGCTCTTAATTGTACGTTTTCTGTTCTTCTGGTTGTAATTTCATCAACATATTTTTTGTTTAGCTAAATACCTAAATAATCACGTTGTAGTTCTACTGCAAGCATCCCAGTTGTTCCACTCCCGATGAACGGGTCAAACACAACACCGCCTTTAGGACATCCCGCTAAAATCATCGGTTCAATAAGTTTCTTTGGGAATGTTGCGAAATGCGCTTCTTTGCATGGTGCTGTGTTTACGGTCCAGACTGAGCGTTTATTTCTTCTGTCTTTAATTGAAACAAAATTTTCCTGCCCCGTGCCTTCTACTCCCTCTCTTTTCCCCCTATAGTGCAACCTGCCATATCCTGCACGCGGATCCTCTTTATGTATAGCATCTTCCATAATCGCATCAGCATCATAATAATACTTTTTGCTTTTGCTCATTAGAAACACATATTCATGTGCCTTTGTGCAACGGTCTTTCACGCTTTCGGGCATCGGGTTTGGTTTGTGCCATATTAAATCTTGTCTTAAATACCAACCGTCTGAGCGCATGGCAAAGGCAACCATCCAAGGGATTCCAATTAGGTCTTTAGGTTTTAAACCTGTGTTACCCTGTTTATATTTATTGAATCCTTCTTTTTCTAATTGACCAAATTGGCTACCTGCACCGCCCGAACCAGAATAACTATCGCCCAAATTCAGCCACAATGTTCCATTATCTTTCAACACCCTGCGAACTTCACGAAATACGGCAACAAGTTTTTGCACATATTCCTCCGGTGTTTCTTCTAACCCTATTTGACCGTCAACACCATAGTCACGCAATCTGTAGTATGGTGGAGAAGTAATACAGCAATTAATAAAACCATCAGGAAGCGCTTTTAATACTTCCAAACAGTCACCGTTTATTGTTCGGTTTAATTTCATCGCTTCCCCCGGCATTCCGCACACCTGATAACACGTTTGCCTTCACGCTTCAGCCGTGCGCCCCATCGCAGCTTGCAATACCCGTACATCCATCCGGGGTTATTCACAAGCGCCGGGCATTTATCTTTTCCTGTTCGGCAATAGATACCGTCATATTTTAGGTCTTGTGGGTTCACACTTCCCCCTTCTCTGGTTTGGGTATTAACGGGCAGTTTTCAGGCTTTCCGCACTCAACGGCATGTATGCACATAAACGGCTCACTATCCGCTAACTGCTTTTCAAGCTCGGCGTTTTTTGTTTGCAATTTGACGTTTTCTAATAATAAATTGTTTGCGCTTTTTTTAAGAAGTTTTCCCATTTTAATGCCCATCACTCCACCTCCGCTGGTTTGGCTATTAACGGGCAGTTTTCTTTTCTGGCATAGTTCGATAGATTTTCCATGTGCAGACAAAAACATGTATCATCAGGGTCATTGTGTGGGCAGTCCTTACACTCCACCGGAAAGTCTGCAAAGCACTGAGCTGTACGCTCAAGCTGGTTTATGGTTTGGATTTCTTTAAGTGGTTCGGAATATCCGTACATCTGACAGCAAATATCCCCATCAGGGTATGGAACTTTCTCCCTGCACCCAAGCCCGCAATATTTACCGAATACAATAGGGTCGCTCATGGTAGCTCACTTTCACTGTCAAGATTTACATGAGTTTCTACCTTTTCAGTATCGTCTTTTGATTTTGCTCTAAGTGCGCACGATTGACAAGATGCGTTCATTGTGTCGTACCTTCTTCTCAATTTAGTATAGCTTGCTTTATGCCCCCCTATCTCACGATTGTGTGAATCCTGCTTATCCTCAAGCACCGCAATGCGTTCCGCCTGTGCTACCTGCGTTTTGAATAAATGTCGTATCGTTTTAAACATGTGACCCCCCTAATTATTTAATGCTTCTGTTTTAACCATTTCGATTACAGTATCTTGAACCATGTCCTCATAAAAAATAGTATAACTCAATGTCTTAGCCACCCGATATGCGCCATAAAGAGCAAACAAAAAGCATACAAAAACCACGAAAACTCCCAATACCTTAATCATATCTCTCCCCTTTCAAGTAATTAAAATGCTCCGGCCCCCATAATTATTTGCCGATACGGGCCAACCCCGTAGAAGCAAGACCGGAGCTTAAAGGTTATTTAAAAAGGGACAGAATCACTTAATCCCGTTGCGGTTTCAAGCATGTCTTTCGCTTCATTAACTTTATCTTGTGCCCGGTCAAATGGATCACGCTCTTGCTTTTTCGGCTCAAACGTATCTACAGAAAGAGACAAACGCACCTTGCCTTCCCCGTATTCCTTTTCCCATGCAGACAGTTTTATGATATTACCGTCTATACAGATTTTCCCTTTCCAGTCTGGTTGATTGTCTCGTTCCTTGTAATCGTTTTTGAACATGGAACCGCAACCCTCTTTGTCTTGGTAGTCTGCCATTATTCTGTAATCCTTTCCGTCAAATGTGCCATACAAAACGCTGTGAATTGCGTTACCATATCCTCAACATCTTTTTCAATGTCGGGATAACGGTAAAGCGGTATCGGGTAAATATCCTTGATTGTGATTTCATGCTTATCTGTCTTATCGGCATGACATATAATGTAATCAAATCGGTATAGGTTAAACAGCACAACATATATGCGCCATTGGTAAGCATCAACTAACCGTTCAGGGTTCGGGCGTGCGGTTAGCTTATAGTCAATGGCTGTGTTGCCTTGCATACCGTCAACCACTCCTACAAGCGTTACGTCTACCCCTAATGTATTGTATTCCTTAACGCCTTTCAGCTCTTTGATTGGTGGTAGGTCAATTTCACAATCAGTATTAATAGTGAACTTAAAATCGTCACACTCAAAGATGCAGTCGCTATAAGGTTTAGTTGTTTCTAAAAATCTATGCCACGCCCTACCTGCATACATAGGCACGCTTGGCTTGGATTCATGCCGTAACCTACTCAGCAGGGTTTCAAGGTCGATAACCTCTGCCAAGTAATCACGGTACTGATCTATCTCAGTTGCCGAACATCTAAGCTTCATCGGTAAACACTTTCTTCTTGGTGTCAAACTTAATGCCCTTTTCTTTGGCTGTCTTAACCATGAGGCGTTTTATATTAGCATTATCAAGTTTCCGCACACCTTTCATGCAACCGTTAAACTCATCAGCGGAAACGCAATCGTTGAAAGCAACCGCCCACTTGTCAAGTTCTGCCTGTATTTCAACGGACTCAGCAGATATTCTGTTTAGATACGTTTTAGTGTCACCGATAATAGTTGCTAAAAACTGCGGTTCAAGTTCGGGGCTTACAAATTCAAGCTCTAGGAACTGTGCGGGGTTCTTGCCAAACGATACATCGGTAGGTGAAAAGTTGATTACACGCTTACCGTTCTTAATCGACAAACGCCCCATCATATCAGATACCTTGTAAATCTCATTTTTACTGCTCCCTTGAACGTCTATACGGTCTACAATATCATCACCACTTTTGTCCTCTGAGCTGTGAGTTATGATGATAACGTCAAGCCCAAACTCACGAATACGCTTGATGAAGTTGGCAAAGTCTGACTTTAACTTTCCCCACCCTTGCATGGTAGGTTGACCGCCTGCACGGATCATCTTTGCGTTTTCCTGACCCATTGCAAACGTCATCATATCGAGCATACGCCCTGCCGTGTCGATTGTAAGGAACTTATACCCTGCAACGTCCTTTGCACCCATATCGGCTACATCGTTCCATGACTGTACCTGTACGGTGTCTTTACGCCCCAACGCCCTGTACGCACCCTTGTCAAAGTCGAGTACAAGGTTATCAGGTGCGGTAAAAGCAAGTGAAGTCTTGCCAACTCCTGGAGGGCCGTAAATTGTGGTAACAAGTTGTTCAACTACGATTGGTTCGTGTGCTTTGGTAATTTTTAATGCCATGATCGTTCCCCTTTCAAAAATTAATATTATGTTTCGTCTTCAATAAAAACAACCTTTGCAATCCGGCATTTCCCATATGTTCCGTTTAAATATTTAATTCTTTCCTTTACTTTTTCAAGGCTTGATTCATTAACATACTGCTCAAAAACCAATATGCCACGATCATCAAAAAAAGGTTTGCCGCATATTTTATGAGTTTGGTCGTTGTCGGCTACAATGACATATATAGTCTCAGACATCGTCTTCTCCTTGGTCAATCGGCGCACCACACGCCGGGCATAAAATGTATTTTTTCGGATATTTAGTTCTAAACCCGCCACATGAACATTTATAAAAAGGATTTTCATCTTTAAAATCGCTTGCGTCCCGATCCTCAAAGCGTTTGCCGAATCTCATTTTTTCACCCCTTCCATTAACGGGCAGTTATCGGGTGTGTCGCTCTTGCATTCAGTATTAAACCACTCACAATTTGCTTTGTCGCACCACTCACTCAACACTTCCCAAGGCACACTGTTTGCCAGCGCAGCTTCAAGTTCGGCTATTCTCTTTATTACACAATCACAAGCGGAGTGTGTTGTGTGGCATGTACCTCCTTTGATGTGCGGTGTGTTCGGTGCTTGTTTATAGCGCTGAAGTTCGGTTTCCTTTTTTGCAAGTTCAGCTTCAAGCTCGGCTATTTTCTTATCTGCTGATATAAAATAGTCCATCATTCCCCCTGTTCGTGAATGTTGCCGATTACTTCAAGGTCTGGCCAACTAAACTCTTGCTCTACGTTTGTGTTTGGCTCACACCCTGTAAGACAAAACTCGGGAGCATCATAAATCACTTGTGATTTGCACCCATCAAAATAATAATCACCTAAATAGCCAGCGGGGACACGCACAATATCCCCCTCATATATCTCTTTGCCGTTCTTATCGTGCAAGCCTGTGAATTGACCTACTGTTTTTGGGTTGACTTCATACGCACCCTCTTGAATATCCCATTGCCCGAGGTTTTGTTCCAATATCCTACAATCATTATCACGATAACAAATCAAGTCACCATAAACCCAATACGCATTACCAATACCATCTATATGTTTACCCCTAAACTTAATCTCTCTCATTCTGACACCTCGCTATATCTGCTTGCCATTATTGACCTTGCTGTCGCTATGCGCTCACGTTGCTCCATGCTGATATGTGCGTCCTGTTCCTGCACTATAAGGATACCCCAGCCGATACAGGCTAAAAGCGTGAAGGCGAAAAGTGTGCCGATAAGGAGTCTCATCATTTCCCCCTTGCTAAAAATGTTTTATAGTTGACGCAACCATTTTTGCTCTTTGCAACCTTGCAGACTTGACAACGCTGATGTGGTACATAATTGCGGTCTTTCAGCGTGCGCTCACACCACACGTAGGCGCTCTCAAGTAGTGACTGTGAGGTTGTGATCTGACGGCGTTTAATCATCAAAGCAACATTTATCCAATATCTGCTCACATTTGCGTTTAACTTCGTCGGCTGACATAACGGGTATTTCATCGGGAACCCTTACAAAGGGCCTGTCGATTATATTCTCGAACATCTCGTTTGCTACTCGCTGTCGTTGCATAGTGTGTCTCCTTATTTGTTTTTATGAACCTTGACTAGCTTTTTATCAAGAACATAAATTAAACCGTTTTTTCTATATAATGAATTGTTATAGAGTTTTGCCGATGAATTGTCATAGAGTTCTGCCGATGAATTGTTATAGAGTTCTGCCGATGAATTACTACAGAGTACTGCCGATGAATTGTTATAGAGTTCTGCCGATGAATTCTCCCGGAGTACTGCCGATGAATTACCATAGAGTTTTGCCGATGAATTTTTCAAATAGCAAATAGTGTTTTTAATTACTTTGTTTTTTACGCCACTAAAAACCTGCATTGACACCGCCTTTTTAAGCGCAACACGGCATTTTTTCTCAAGAGAATCACGCCACCATGTAGGAACAATGCTTTGGTCAATCTCGAAAATCCACTTTTTTAAATCTTGCTCAAACTTATCACCGTTTGGCGGTATGATTTCAACCCTTGCAAACTTCATTTTTTTAGGGTCTATGGTGTCATCTATTAGCCCCAACGATTCAACTATATCCTCGTGTGAATCACTTGTTGTGCTATAGTGAACTTCGCCGTCTCTTGTTACTATAAATGATTTAAACTGGCACATAATCCCTTCTCCCTTGCTGTTATCGTTTAAGTCTCATCGGTGCGCCTATGTGACATAGACGGGGCGAACCCCGTTTCGACTATTTGCTAATTGCTTCAACACCACTAATAAGTTTTTCCCCATCAAATACAGCAGAAACAGCAAAGCCAGATGAAGTTATCATTTTTAACCACTCTTCATAGCTTGATGTTTGGCTGCCAAATGAACTTGCGCCCGTATCAAATAGCCATTTTGCGAGTTCTTCAGGGGTTTTAAAAACTGGCGACATTGGACTACCTTCAGAACATGTTTCCCACATCTGAAACCCATCACCAACGGGGGGTTCTAACTCCTTAAAATTACCCATAGGCCATGGAAAATCAATAGAAACCCTCTTTAGCTCTCTGCCCATCTTACCGCCCTCCATGTTGTTAGTGTTTGTTTCGCTCTGCGTTATCTTTAATATAGTATTTAAATATACAGCCGTTTTTTGACTTTGCCTTTTTGCATTTATTTTTACATTTGCCGGCCGGGACCCGGTTATTGTCCTTTTCACACCAAAGCCAAGTGCTTTCAATTTCGGGTTGCTTCGCATTAACCTGGCGGCGCTTAATTAACATCTTGCACCAAAGTATATTCCCACTTTGTTCCTTCAATATGCTCATGTTCAATAACCGCACCAACGGCCCGCAGGTTTGAAAGTCTGCTCCTAAAATTAGGCTGGTTCATTGGCCCACAGAAATAATGATTAGTGCGGGGGCATATTCTCAAGGCCGTAAGAAGTTTCCCGGCTTGGCTGTCAGAATCAATTACTTTGCGCTTTGGTGTGCTGAAATTGTTGAGCGTGCCTTGAAACACTTCGTTCGCTTGGCTATTCTGTTTCATGTTTTCCCCTTCGCGGTGTTCTTCTGCCTTTTCATGGTGTGCCCTTTCTAGTTTTCAATGATTAATATAGCGGTATTAACTCCGGTTCCTGCATTTTTAAATGTACCGGCGGGCAGGTCTTCCCAAAAGTGTTCGCCTGTTTTAAATTCTGCCTGTTGCCGTGGCCCGTTTGCACATATGGCGACCAACACCCCGCCCGGTTTCAAGTGGTGCAGCGCGTGTTTTATGTGCTTTATATCGTCGGCATTTTTAAAAGGCGGATTCATAATAATTTTATCGAACATGCCAAGATCAGCGTTGCAGTTCAAAAAATCGTCACATACCACTTTATCAGCAATGGGCTTCAATCCTTCTGCCAGGTTATAATTGATTTCAACAGCGGTCACAGATCCGTTCGGGCGTATGTTGTGCATTGCCTGAATCAGCTTGCCAGTTCCCGCGCTTGGCTCCAGGACAGAATCGCCGGGTTCAATCCGGGCGTATTCAATAACCTTTTCGGCTATGTCCTGCGGTGTTTCAAATAGCTGGTCGGCAACAACCACTTTAACCCCTGTTTTAAGCTGTTCTTTTAAATCGTCAAATTTGTTTCTTTCCGGCGGCGTGTATACCGGGCGCGTGTCGGCGCGGTGAATGCGCTCCGGTTCCGGCTGCTTTTCTGGTTCCGGTTGTGTTGGTTCCGGTACCAGGTGTGTTTTTGAGTCTGTTAAAAAAACAACAAATCGCTCATAGTTTCCAAGCTTATGAGAGGCGCACATTCTCACGCGATGGTTTTTGTTAATAACGACAGTATACCGGCTATCGGTATAAATATTACTGTATTCAGCTTTTGTCATTTCTACCTGTTTGCGTAGTTGTGTTTCGTCGTTGGGGTTGTAACCGCGCTTTTCAACCTGCAGCCCTTCCGGGGCGCGGTAATTTAAAAGCGGTAATTGTTTCGGGCGGGCTTTTGGTTCAAGCCGGGCGCTTTCACCCTGTTCGCCTAACATGGCTTTTTCATATATCAGGCGGTTGTCGTTATGGGCAATACTGCGGGCATATCTTTTTTCAATATCAGGAAAACTGCTTTCTTGGATCCAACCGTTCCCCCGGCCCATATAAATATGAACTGTCTTGATCTTTGCTTCCGGGTGGTCTTTGCAATAATAAGCCCAGCATATGGGGCAATAAGTTGGCTCCTGCATTATCTTGATAACTTTTTTCGGCGGTATATAACATGAAATCATTTTTCTGTTTTCAGCTTCAATCTTTTTAATGCGGCGAACCCGGACATCGGGCCGTTCAAGGTATTTAGCATGTGACAGGGCACCGGCTGCGCGGCGCGTCCAATATTCTGAAGTGTCCCAAAGTTTAATGGCGTTCCGCATACCGTTTTCAATTTTTTGCTGATCGCGGCGTGCGTGCTTTTCTGAATGGTGCCCAACTAAAATCGGTTGGCCCATCGGTATTCCGTCCGCTATTCCCTGGACTGTGGCGTGTGCTTGGTGCGCTTCAGCTTCTCTTTTACTACTGTATGCATCAAACCTATCAGCGCGATCTTTAGCGCGATCTGCAAGCGTTGTATCTTCATCCTCAATTTCAGGGCAAAATAGAAGTGCTACATCTTCCCGGGCCGGTGTCCATCTGGGGGCGAAAAACAGTTCTTGTTTCGGTGCCCATGAATAACCGGCCTTTTTCAGTTTCAAATAATCTTCTTTATCAAAACGATACGCAGGGTAGATTCTGATTTTGTTGTCTTCCGGTGAGTATGTTGCGCGATGGTCTTTTGTGTTTTCGGTCATGCTGTCCCTCTCTGGTTTTGGTTTATACAGTTATAAGATCGTTTGTTTTTAAATAACAACGTTGAGTAATATCGTTTTGATTGCACACATGAACGGTATATCCAATTTTAGAATCTAAAATTATAAATCTGTATTTTTTTTCTTCATCAACTGGATTTTTAAACTTAACAATGTTGCCTTTTTCCATGTTTTCTCCTTTGCGGTTTGCTGTTTAACTGCCCTATGAGTATTAATATAATATATTATTTTAAGAATAGCTACACTTATTTTTAAAATAATGAAAATAAATAAAATAAACAAAGGTAGCTATTTCCGAATATATATTATATATAAGATGGTAATACTAACTTTTTATGGAGAAAAATAATGGCTGAAGAAGAAAAAATGGTGCATCCGCTTAAAAACTATCGTATCAAAAACCGTTATAAACACAGGGAAATGGCTGATATGCTTGGTTGTTCTACTGGATTTTCCTGCATGATTGAAACAGGAACCAGGGTAGGCCCGGCAATGGCTGAAAAGCTGGCAAAGCTTTTAAAATGCAATAAGGACGTATTTTTATATCCTGAAAAATATAAAAAGAAATACGGGGGTTGATTAATGGCAAAACGATTCACAGATACAGATAAATATAAGAAGCCATTTTTTAGGGGCTTGAAAGGGCCTTATAAATTATTATGGGATTATATTTGTTTAAACTGCGATCATGCCGGAATATGGATAACTGATTTTGAAATTGCTCAGATTTATGTTGGTGTTGATATGCAGATAAACGAGCAAGATGCTTTAAAATATTTCAACGCTACTGAAGAAAGGGTTACCATTATAAATGGGGGGTCCCGATGGTTTATAAGTGATTTTGTTTCTTTTCAATACGGTGAGCTTTCTGAAAATAATAGGGCCCACAATTCAGTAATTAAGATTTTAAAGCAATACGGGATAAAAGCAAATAAGGGGCTTACAAGGCCCTTACAAGGGTATAAGGATAAGGATAAAGATAAGGATAAAGATAAGGATAAGGATAGATACTTGGAAAGCGTTTTGTTGACCCCGAACGAACATTCAAAACTTATGCTTGCATTTGGAAAAGAAGGTACTACACAAAGGATTCAAAATCTAAATGATTACATCCAAAGCAAGGGTAAAAAATATAAGTCTCATTATCATACTATTTTGATGTGGGAAAGAAAGGATAAAAAACCAGGGGAAACAGAAGCCGAAAAAATGAAGAAAAAACATTCAGGGGCATATGAACTTTTACAAGAGGTACGGCAAAATGCAATGGAAGACTGATATAGAAGAATTTACGGGTTTAATTGTTGGGCTTTCTGAGGTATGCGGAAAAGATATGTCAAAGCCTGCTATTAAGATTTATTTTAATGCGCTTGAAGAATTTAGCATTAAACAGGTTACGCATGGATTTTCAGTAGTGATAAAAACCTACAAATATAAAAATATTCCTATGCCTATTGAGATAATAGAAGCTATTACAGGCGGTCAAAAAGTGCTGGCCCTGTCTGTATGGGATGAAGTTTTAACAAAGATGCGCTATCCGGGTAAATCGTACAAAGGTTTCGATGATGAAAAGATTACATCGGCTATCAGGGTGTGCGGCGGGTGGAGAAAGATGTGTGATGGGGACGAGGACAAGCTACAGTGGCTTAAAAAGGAATTTATGGAGTCATACGGGCAAGTTGAGCATAGAGGCTTTCAACCGGCTATAGGTGCGCCGGAAATATTGAAGGAACTGGGGGAGAGGGTAGACAATGACTTGTAAAGAGCTTTCAGATGCAACGGGATTGCCTGTTTCAAAGATTAGGCGATATGCAACTATTTTTCTTCCCAAACAAAATGGTGTTGGAAGACGAAAAGGGAAACAGTGTACCATGGGCATTGATGATGCTTGGTGCGTTTATTTTAGTATTCTATTTGTGTCTATTTATGGGTGCAGTATTGAAGATTCAAAAGAACATTTCAAGTATTGTAATAACTTTTTTTTGGTTTGGTTTGGAGAAGCAAGGATAAAAATAAGCGTAGATAGAACTAAAATCCTGTCAGACTTTAGGAATATGATGGGGAATTTAACTTGATGGAAAATTCACGAACCGGCCAAGAATGGTCTTGCCGGGTAATTTATAAACCGCAGCAATGGAGGTGGTATGGATATTTCAAAGTTTGTGAAAACTGAAACGAATCAAACTATCGGGATCAAACGGAAGTTCACCGAAGCGCAGCTAAAGGAAATGGCTGAAGCAATCACTGCTGACATGAAAAAGATTGAGGGCCTGGAGGCTGACAAGAAACAATAGGCAGACCAGTACAAAAAGAAAATTGATGGCCTCACGGTTAAAACCAATGAAACTGCAGCGGATTACCGGCATGGTTTCTACATGGACGATACCGAGTGTGATCTGTTTATCGACTTCAATGCAAACGAGCGTGTGTGGGTAAACGCTGAAAGCGGTGTTGAGGAACGCCGGGACGAACTTAAAGAAGCGGACCGTCAACTGAAGATACCAACAAAGGAATAAAACTGTGGCGGGGTGAAAGCCCCCGCCTTTTTTAAGGGTGGTTTTATGGCAAAAAGAAAAGCGAGCAAAGGCGAGGAAAAGATTAATCTGTTGCTGAGATGTATGAAGGTTAAATTTGAACGTGAATTTCAGGCAATCCCCGGCCGGCGGTTCCGGTTTGATTTTGCCATACCTGTTTATAAAATCGCAATCGAGTATGAAGGATCCACTTTCACAGGCGGCCGGCATGTACGCGGAAAAGGTTATTCAGGTGATTGCCAGAAATACAGCCTAGCAGCAATTTACGGATGGTGTGTTATAAGGGTAACTTCCGATATGTTAAGGGCAGATTCAAAGCGCATAGGCGAATCAGGCATGGAATTAATCCGGCTTGCTATTGATATGAAACGAAATGCAGAATGAACCCATGCCCCAAACCACAAAAGTATACCAATAAGAAATATCTTGAATTTATGCGAGGTAAAACTTGCCAGATTCAGGGTTGTGAACAGCCAGCCGAACCGCATCACGAAAACGGTTTGTTGTTTCAACGGGCAATGTCCAGTAAAAACGATTATCTGATTATCAGGCTATGCAGGGCGCATCATAATGAAAGGGAATTGAGCCCCAAAACATTTTGGGATAAGTACGGACTGGACCCGGCGCGGGTTGTAATACAAAACTTGATTGACTTTTTAGAGAGGGATAGGAAATGATTAATGTTGTTGGGTAAACATCTTGACAAATAAAATAAAGAGGTATATGGGTGGTGGTATGGAAAATAACATTCCTGGATATGATTTAAACATAATAAAAGAAGTTACAGGGCCAACAGCAAAAATTTATATGGCATTAATGGCGGTATTTAATTCGCAAGGTGCAGGGCCGACATCTTGGATTACAAAAGACAAACAATGGATTACAGAGCTTTCAGGTATATGCCATGCAAAAGTTTTTGAATCTGCAATAAAAGAATTGGAATCACTTGAGGTCGTTAAAATTAATAGTGACATGATAACCTACATAGGCAGGATATTAAAAGAAAATCCTATTGAAAAGGTTGCTACATAAAAAAGGGGCCGCGCATGAGAGTTGAAACTGTTAAGCAGCAAACTGAATATCGGCAGTTAAAAACCCTGAAAAAATACCCCGGTAATCCCCGCATTATAAAAGATCAACAGTTTAAAACTCTATGTATTTCAATTAAAGAAAACCCTGATTACTTTGAGGCAAGGCCGATCATATTGTCCGACAGAACAGGCGACCTGATAATCATTGCAGGAAACCAGCGGTATGAAGCAGCAAAGGCAAACGGCCTGAAAGAAGCACAGACATTTTTAATGTCCGGCTTAACAGATGAAAAAGAAAAAGAAATTGTAATACGCGATAATATTTCAAATGGTGATTTTGATTGGGACATACTGGCAAACGAGTGGGCGGAAATGCCGCTTGAAGATTGGGGTATTGATTTGCCAGATTATGCCGCAGGGCATGAAGCAAATTCAATGGATGAAAATAATATTGATTTAGAACAGGAATTTGATCCCGTTGGAGTTTCAAAAGGATATCAAAAAATAGTTATAACATTTAAAAATAAGGAAGATGCAGATATGTGGGTCAATATCCATCCTGAAATAATGCCATTTTTTAGAAAGCAAAACATGGCTTGGACCATAGATTACACTAGCGGGTATAAAGAAAATGAATGAATACCCTGTTTATATAATTTCCAAAGGCCGCTATAAAAAAACATTGACCGCCGACTTATTTGGAAATGCAAATATTTTTTATCAAATTGCAGTAGAGCCACAAGAGTATGATTTATATTGTAATAAGCTCGGTAAAGAAAAAGTTTTAAAACTCCCCTTTGCAAATTTAGGGCTTGGAAGTTATCCAGCAAGAAATTATTGCTGGGAACATGCAAAAACAAGGGGGTATAAATACCATTGGTTGTTTGATAATAATATCTTAAATTTTAAACAGTGGATAACGGGTAAAAGACGGAACATTAGCAATATTGGTACAGCGTTAGAGTATGTAGAAACTTATATATATAAAAACAATATAGATATTGGTGGGTTTGAAGAACCAAATATGTCGGTCAGGGTACCAAAAAGGCCATTTAAAAATCAATGCCATCTTTACTCTGCAATGCTTATAAAAACAAGTTTGCCATATCGTTGGCGGTTAAAATATAATGAGGATGTAGACCTTTGTTTGCAGGTTTTGCATGGCGGCGGCAGTACCGGATCATGTATTTATTATTTAGCAGACAAGGTATCAACAGCATGCAAGCAAAAAGGCGGCAATCAAATAGAACTTTATCAAGGTAATAAGCCATCAAAAAATCTACTAAAAGCAAAAATGCTTGAAGCTGTTTGGCCTCAGTATACAAAAACAGTTATCAGGTTTGGGCGTCATCATCATTATATTAACTAGCGGGTGTTCAAAAACAATAAACCCGGTGGTGCAACGCCAACCGTCACGCTCCAGTAATACAGCAAAGGAACAGTGTAGATGCCGTCTAATAATCCCAACGTCTTAGCCAACTTAAAACCATTTGTTAAGGGTGATAAGCGCATTAACCGTAAGGGCAGGCCAAAAGGCTTTGACGAGGTGCGAAAACTTGCTGTCAAATTAGCAGGTGAAGCGTACAGCGATAAGAACGGGGACGCGCATCAGTTCCCCGGTAAAGAGACGGCAACCGGCAGGGCAGAAGCCATCCTGCTACAGTGGTCACAATCAGGCGACCCCCGCAAGCAAGCCCTTTTTATGGAGTATGCTTTTGGAAAGCCCACGCAGAAAATAGAGCAAGACCACAAAAGCTCAGACGGGAGCATGTCCCCAAAATCAAACATCGATATGACCAAACTATCAGCAGCCGCACTAGATGAAATTATCAACGCCACAATTAACGGGGAATGACCAGCGGGAAGCCCTTAAAGAAACCTGCTCGCGCTCACTATCCTCTTTCGTAAAGCGTGCATGGCACGTTGTAGAACCTTCCGCAGAATTAAAATGGGGCTGGGCACTTGATGTTATTTGTGAGCATCTTGAAGCTGTTTCCCGTGGTGAAATAAAAAGGCTATTAATCAACGTGCCGCCCGGCATGATGAAAAGCCTGCTCGTTTGTGTTTTCTGGCCTGCTTGGGAATGGGGGCCGAAAGCCAATACCCATTTACGCTATATGGGAACGGCACACAATCAACCCCTATCAGTTCGTGATAACACAAAATGCCGCCGCCTTATTCAATCTGATTGGTTTCAAAATCTTTGGCCCATAACCTTGACCGGCGATCAAAACGCAAAGACAAAATTTGAGAATGAACAAACCGGGTTTCGTGAAGCAATGGCTTTCACGTCAATGACAGGGTCCAGGGGTGACAGGGTTTTACTTGATGACCCGCACAGCGTACATGGCGCAAACAGCAAAGCGGTAATGACCAGCGATATAATTGAATTCCGGGAATCCCTGCCAGGCAGAACCAACAACGATGACAGCGCGATTGTAATTATCATGCAGCGGCTTGCAGTAGGTGACGTTTCAGACGTTGCCCTGGAGCTTGGCTATGAGCATTTATGTCTGCCAATGCGCTATGAGACAGGGAAATCAAAATGGGTTGTGGGTGAGGGGGATCCACGCAAGGAAGACGGGGAACTTTTATTCCCTGAGCGTTTCAGCCTTGAAGCTGTTGAGGCTTTAGAGCGCACGCTTGGCTCAATGGCTATAGCCGGACAGCTACAGCAAAGGCCCGTTGTGCGTGGTGGTAATATTATCAAGGGTGAATGGTTCAGGACTTATTCAGTCTTGCCTAAAATATTACATCGCTCTATCTTTGGTGATACGGCATTAAAAGCAAAAGAGGCAAACGATTACAGCGTTTTTGAGGAGTGGGGGCTTGCCGCTGACGCCAATTTATATTTGCTTGATATGATACGCGGTAAATGGGAAGCCCCTGATCTTGAAAGCAGGTGCCTTTTTTTCTGGCAGAAATGCAAGGCGCGAAACTTTGACGACTTCGGGGCCCTGCGTAATCTTTGCATTGAGGACAAGGCATCAGGCACCGGGCTTATTCAAAGCATAAAGAAAAAGGGCGGCATTCCTGTCAAGGCAATTCAAAGAAGCATTGACAAATACACCCGCGTGTGTGATGGCTTAGGTTATATTGAAGCCGGAAGTGTTTACTTGCCAGCAAATGCGCCTTTTACTTCTGATTTTATTTCTGAAGCGGAGTCTTTCACTTCAGATGATACACATAAAAACGATGACCAGATTGACCCGATGATGGATGCTATAAAAGACATGCTTGCAGGAACAGGCGGCGTGATAAGTGGCGCTAAGTGCATGTAATCAGCATGAGGACAATAACATGACAAACAATTTCAGGGCAGCGGCTATCGTTAAAACGGCACTTGTTAAGGCAACAGGCTATGAACGTGCTATGTTGCAGATGAAAAACATGCTTACCCGTACATGGGAAAAGGAAAGCAGGCAGGCCATTATTGAAACGATCCGTTTGATTGAAGCACACCCGAACGCAACTAAACTACAAATAAAAGCAATACAGGAAAATATCAGTATGCAGTTAGGTGAAGACTTTTCAGCCCTTGTCAATAAAAAGGTTGCCACATTAAACGAGTCTGCTTATGTTGCAGGGGCAAAGGCGGCGGCCCACCATGCCGGGGCCACATTCACTTTCGGCCTTGCAGACAGGCAGGCAGTCGCCGCGCTCAATAACTCTCTCAGGTTTTGGATTGGCGATCATTACAGTGATAATGTAAAAAGTGGAATCAATACTTCACTAATTGATTTCTTTTCCGCGCCCGCTGTTTCACGTGAAACATTGATAGACAGTTTATCAACCGCGCTTGATGCTTCGCTTGGCAAATCAAAATCCTACTGGGATTTTCTGGCAGACCATACCGCAACAAAGACAAGGGAAATCGGCAGGGTTTCAGGTTATGAAGCCGCAGGCGTGAAGCGCATTCAGGTGCGCGCACACATTGACGACCGCACAACAGACATCTGCAGGCGAATGAACGGCAAGATCCTTTCTGTTCCTGTACTGAGAAAATCAGTTGACAAACACTTAAAAGCATGCAAAGAAGGGGACAAAGACCAGATGAAAGCAACTTGGAAGTGGTGGGGTAACGCTGATGTTTCCAAGCTGTCAGAAAAGAAACTACAGAGCAAAGTCAACAGCGGTCAAATATTCCTTCCCCCGTATCACGCTCGGTGCAGGACAATCACGGTTGCATACTTCGGAGATTAATTTTCCCGGGGGTGCTTCTTAATGTCCAAAAAAGCATCCAAGCCTTTTGGCGGCGCTAAGATTGTCTATGCCGCATCAATTGTAAAAGAAAGTGTTCAAGATTCCGTTATGTTTAACGGGATTAATTACCTTCCCCGCCCGTTGACCCCAATGGGTGACGATGCCATTGAATACTACACAAACACTGTTGACTATAACGCCTATCATGCCCGGTGCTTGCGGCTGAAAGCTGATGTGTCCGTGGGTCTGGGAATGACCATTGTTTCCGGGCCAGAAAGCATGTCCAAGCGGCTTGAAGTTGTTAATGACCATGGCGATTCTTTCATAGAAGTTATTTCAAGGGTTGCCCTTGATTATGAAACAACAGGCAACGGGTATCTTGAAATCGTTATAGGCCGGGGCGGTTATATTGTGGAATTCTATTTCATGCCGTCAATCAGGGTATTCCGCAGGCCGCGTAATTCTGATACTGCTTATTACTATGCCGATAATGCTTCAGGTTCTTTAAAGCCGATGCCAGGTTATAAGTTCGGCGAACCAAAAGAAGCCGGCTCTTATATCATGTCATTCGCTCAGTATTCACAAACATGCGTGAATTATGGCCTTCCCGATTGGCGCGGCGCGGTATCTGATATTGAGCTTGACTATTACAGCATGCTTTATAATCAGAAATTCTTTATCAATTCAGGCATTCCCGATCTTGCCATTGTAGTTGAAGGCGGTTCGTTTGATGACAAAACACAACAGGCGGTAACAACATTTCTATCATCAAATATTAAGGGTGTGAACAATGCACACAAAACGCTTTACCTGCCGATTTCGGATAAAGATGTAAAGGTAAAGTTTGAAAAGCTCGGTATGGACGTTCCCAAAGATGCCAGTTTTGACACGTTGCGGGCAAGGTGTAGGGATAATATTGTTTCGGCGCATGGCGTGTGTCCCCGCCTTGTCGGTATCGTTACAGCCGGAGCACTTGGCGGTGGTGGTGAAGCAACAGGGCAGCTCAAGACCTTTCAGGAAATATCCATTGCGCCCCGTCAATCCATGTGGGCTACAAAGCTACAAGGGCCGCTATCTGAAATGGGTCTGGATACTGTTGAAATAATGTTTAATGAAATGGATACCAACATTCAAGAAAACCCGTCACAGTATTACCCGGCAATGATTACAGCCGGAGTTTTAACCGTTGAGAAGTCCAGAGAAGAACTTGGATATGAAATTGACATGATTGGTGATGATAAAGTGCTGGCAGACAAAGAAGCTCAGGCCACAAAGGATGCCGCTGCACTGAAGTTAAAAGAAACCGGCGAAGTTGCCGAACCTGTAATTGATGCACTTGAAAAATTAAGCAAGGCGCTCGATGGATAGTCAAGGTGTTGTAAACAAAATAGCATTGCAGGTTGCTGAGAGGATCCGCGACCTTTCAACTATTGAAGGCCGGTGCCCCTTTTTGACAGGCGACTTGCGGAAAAGTATTCAGGCACAACTTACCGGACCAGGCGAATCAACTGTATCCTCAAACCTTGCTTATGCCCGCGCTGTTCATGATGGTCGCAAGGCAATCACCATAAGGCCGAAAAAGGCAAAGATGCTTTCATGGCAGACAGGCGGCAGCGGACGCACATCTTCAGGAAACAAACGTGGAAAAGGTAACAAACAAATCAAGTGGGCGTTTGCAAAGGAAGTACATCAGCCCGCCCGCGAAGGGCAACCGTTCCTACTCGAGGGCGCTGCTGATATGCAAAGCCGGGGCTATGATTTTCTTGACCCGCTTTTGAATGAATACGTTTCCGCTGAAATAGGCGAACAAATCAAAGATAGCATTGAACTTAATTTTTCAGTTTAAGGGGGTTTTTATTATGGCTAAAAAGTTTTTAAAAGATATAAAAATCAATTTCATATCTTTGGTGCGCAAGGGTGCAAACAACCGCACAACCATTTTCAAGGGAATGGAGGAGTGGCCTGATGAAAAAGAACTTGTGCAGGTTCAAGCCATTAAGAAAGACGATGTCAAACAAATGATTTACGGCATTGTCTATGCCCCGGACGAACCCGACTTGCAAGGGCATCAAGCAGTATCAAAGGAAATTGAGAAAGCGGCATACGGTTTCATGAAGTCGCTCAAGGCTCAGAACATCGACAAGGGTCACAGTAATCAGGCAGACGGCGGCGCGTTTGTTGCTGAATCATGGATTGTTCGCAAGGGTGACCCGCTGTTCAGTGCTGAAAAGCCCGGTGCATGGGCTGTTGGTATCAAGTGTGAAGATGTAGAACTTTACAATGAAGCGAAAACCAAACTGCCTGCAATCAGCATGGCAGGTACGGCAACGATAATAACAAAGGCCGATGAGGACGGTGCGGACGCTGAAGGGCTACTCCGTAAAATTATGAACTTGTTTAAGGAACAAAAAATCTCTATGGAGGAAGAACAGATGGATGACAAAACGTTGAAACAGGTAGGCGACATGATTTCCGCAGCTATTACAAAGTCGGCTGATGAAGCAAAGAAGGCAGCAGAGCCGGACACCATCAAGAAAGCGATGGAAACCATGACTACCAACATGACTGCGTTGGTCAGTGAGGTTGAAAAGATTTCCAAGCAGTCTCCCGGTACGGAGCAAGATCAGAACGATACCGTTGAGATCATGAAAGAGCAAACCGATCTTGGCCGCCGTATCGCCGACATTGCAAACAGCACAGTAAAGAAAGACTGAATTTGAAAAGCAAATCATAATCCTTAGTATTAAGGAAAGGAATTATTAGTTATGGCTACCGGAACTTTAGGAACAATAAAAACAGCAGGGTCGGAAGATTCTCAGCTTATTGCCAGTGATGGTTGTAAGCAGAAACTGATTCAGCTCAAGGCAGACGTTGGCGATCTTGACCGAGGAACAGTCATGGCCATGAACACCACAACTTTTTTGTGGGAACAGCACGATCAAGACGGTTCAACCGGCGTGAATGTTGCGCGGTGTATACTTGCCGTTGATGTAGACGATGACACTTCAGCACAGGAATCCATTGGATTCTTTATCGGTAAGTACCGACTTGATGATCTGATTTTTCAAACCGACATTACCCGCACCGAAACTGCTCAAGCAATCAGTGAGCTCGCAGATGTTGGTATTGAAATTGATGAATCATATATCGGCACAGTTACAAGTACCACAACCAGTTCAACTACCAGCACCACGACAAGTACAAGCACCACAAGCTCAACTACGAGTTCCACAACGACTACCACAAGCGGCGGTTGATAATAAGTTAATATCCCAGATCAAGGAGGTCTGAACAATGGATAATCTTTTCAAAATCAGAACACTCACAACCGCCATCAACATGATGTTTGACCCGGCGATGGTCATATATCAGCGGTATTTCGCAGGTAAGGCAAACGGTCAAACCAGCGACCGGCTTGCATTTGACATTATAACCGGCTCACAGCGCATACTTGAGAACATGTCGATCTATGCTGAGGCCAAAGTTACTGAGAAAACAGGGCGTTCAACTGTAACACTGGAAGCCCCCCGGCTTGCAACCAAACGGCACATTGCCGCTGCCGAACTTAACGCCATTCGTGGTTTCGGTTCACAAGCCGCAGTTGAAATGCTTTCTGGCCGTATTGCGCGGGAACAGAAAGACATGATGAACGAGAATTTCAGAACGTTGGAATTCTGGTCTGCCAATGCCCTCAAGGGACGGATTTACGATAGCGATTGTTCCACGTTGCTGGTTGATTATCTAGTGAATAGCGGGCATCGCGTAACCTTGACCGGTACTAATCTTTTCACGGATTCGTCCAGTGACCCGATTGCAATGTTGCGTAGTCATAAGCGCAAGATTGAACAGGATTCAGGCGGCGCAATTTCCGGTTTTGATATGATCTGCGGTTATGAGGTAATTGATGCCTTGCTGAAAAATACCCGCGTGCTAGCATTGCTCAGTTACACAGGCAATAAGGCAATCCGCATCGCTACCAAAGGCGACCTTGAAACGCTTGTCGGCTGTAACATCATTGAGTATACCGGCAGTTATCTTGACGCTAAAGGCGTGCGCAAATACTACATTAATGCTGATGAGTATGTGCTTGTTGCTAATAGCCCCGATCTTACCGATCTCCCATATGCCCCAATTATTGATTTTGAGGCTCCAGGTGGTGTTGGTAATCCCGGCTCCGGTCAAATGTGGTTCAGCAAGTCATGGGAAGAGAAAGACCCGTCCGGCCGTTGGATTAAGGTCGAAGGGCGGCCCCTTCCGGTGCTTCAGCGCCCCGGTAACGTTATGATAGTCACGGCGGTATAGCCTTATGGCGCTCGCGTCCATATCGCAGGTTCGGCAACTTGGTGGGCTTCCTGATGACACCAAGTTAGCTGACTCTAAAATCGAACCGCATCTTAATGCAGCGGCGCGGGAATTACGCCGTGAAATTGGCGACTACACAACTCGCACAGGTGACGAGAAAGAAGATTGCGTTGATGCAGAGGCCTCACTTGCCCTTGCATATTTAATGCCAGTTCTTAATGTCATATGCCCTGAAGGGCTCAACACTGTTCAAAATGAATACGGCGATTTAGGCTTAAACTTTTATGATGCCAATGATCAAAAGATTCTGATTAAAATGTGGACTGACAGAGCAGGCAAAGCAATCGCGCGGATCAAGAACGAGCAACCCCCGGCAGGCATACCGACAATCGGATGGAATGTGGTGTAAATTATGCACGATGAAGCCATAGAAGAGTATATTCGGGTCCAGACAACGGCGGTATATCCAGACGTTGAGGCCGCTCAGATTATAGTTCGTTTTCCGTCTGCTGTTTTTGGTGTGCCTCGTGATAGGCGCGGGACCGGGCTTGGAAGTGAAAAGCTCACAGTATTGGTTGTCATTGTTAACATAACAAAACTTGACCGGAAATTGTTTATTGAAAAGATGGTCAGGAAAATGATAACGGTTGACAGCACAGTAATGGAACAACAGTTCATTAAAACCGAACAGCAAGATTGGATTGAAATTATCAAAAACAAGGGTTTAATTTTCACCCTACAATTTAACTATGACATTTAGGAGGACTAAACAATGGCCGATCAATATGCAGCACCGAACCCATCGAACAATCTTACAATACCGAAAGGTATTTTGTATGTTGCTCCGTGGTCCGGGTATACGCCGCCAACAGATGACGATTTTGTCGATGTTGGTAACGCTACCGCCGTGACCGTTGAGCCTACCCGCGAGAAACTGGAGCATTTTTCATCGCGCGCTGGCACGAAAACCAAAGACAGAACAGCCGAAATTTCATCTGGGTATAATATCAACTTTACACTTGACGAGTTATCCCTGGCGAATATGGCTATGTTCTTGCGTGCAACCATTTCAGAAAGCGAGTTCCTGCTTGCCAATGAAAACATCGGTGGTTTTTATGCCTGCCGTTTCATTGCTGATAACAGTTACGGTCGCGCATATAATATTAACTGCTGGAAAGTTGAAATTGCACCTGAAGGCGCGTTCAGTTTGATTGGTGATGAATGGACTACAATGGGTTTTTCAGGCGAAGGTCTGGACGACACTGCGAACCACCCTACATCACGTTTCTTCTCCATGCGTTTCACTGATGCGGTTGCTGGTACGACTACCAGTTCGACAACTACCACGACCACAGCACCATAAGCGGCCGCTGATAGTAACATTACATGCAAAGCCCCTGCCCTTTTATGTGGGGTGGGGGCTTTTTTAAAAACAGGAAGGCGGTTAGCATGAAGTATTTAATAGCATTATTTATTACACTTATTTTGATTGCGAGTGTTGCAGTAGCCCCGGCACAGGCACAGGGTTTTACCTCACAGCAGATTGATAATTTTGTTCATGCCTACGAAACCCGAATTGCTTACACTGCCGGCGGTGATGCTGAGTATATCGGCAAGGCAACGCCCGGCTCAAGTACGGCAGCAACGGTTTGGCAGATTCAAAAAATCACTTATTCAGACAGCAATGCAGCGACCATCAAATACGCCGGTGGTACTGCAACCTTTTCAGGCGCTTGGGACAGTCGCGCTACATACACATATTAGGAGGTCCGGACAATGAAACGGTACATAAAAATATTTATCCTTGCGGCTCTGTTGCCGTTTCTTTTTGCTGGCACTTATTACGAACCATTTACCGGGCAAACTATGTCTGACCCGCCCGACATGGCAACGGGTACATCATCCGAAGCATATACCGATTCGGAAATGGTTGATCATAAGGCTGAAGCAGATGCGCATGATGCTAGTAATATTACAAATGCCGCTGATGTTACTTCCAACAATACATTCACCGGTGATGATGAGTTCGAAAGCATACAATCTGACACTATGACTGTCGGCAGACCTGCGG